GCTCGCTGGAAATGCGTGATCGAAGATGATTGAGAATCTCATCCTCGATACCGATTTTCCGGAAGTCTTCCCAGACTTTCCGAAATTGTTCTTTTTTGCTCATGGCGATTCCTTGTTGCGTCCGGCGTCGAGCCGTGAGTTTCCCTCGGCATTCCAGTGATTCGATCGGACTGCGCTCCCGGTGACCGCTTCGGCTCGGCTACGCCTCGCCCGGTCACCTCCGCTTGTCCTTCGCTCGAATCACTGGAACCTTTGCCTCGGTGACAACGCTCCGGGCACTAATCGCGTTGCTCCATCCTTCGCCCCTCTGCGAGGGGCTCGGCTGAATCAAGCTTACGTGCCCTCCGGCTTTTGTCAACTCACTGGTCTCTCCTGGGCCGCCTTGATTTGAGTTGTCGATTCAAACCAAAAGTGAATAGGCATGACTCGGTGTTGGCTGGGGAGAATATCCTCCTCCCCAGAGCGACGTTCGTAAACGACAAACTTGACGCGTTCGTCGGTCCAGAGCGGATCATCTTTCTTGAGTCTGACTCGGGCTTCACCGAGTTCAGTGGATGATCCGTCCAGCGGTACGGAAGCAAAGAGCAGTCCGTCATCGCAGGGGACGTTGAAGAGTGCGCGCCGCATTTTATCCCCCGATTCCCGGCATTGCCATTGGTGTTGGACTCGATGCTCCATTTGCCTGCGGCCCTCCTGCGGCAGCTGCCGGATCGACAGGTGCTTCGTTGGTCAGAGTCTTCTGCATGAGGAACTCGCCGAGATCCGTGCCGATACTGAGCAAAGCGGAATACAAGGTCCAGAGTCCCTGCATATCGAATGCCTGCGCTGCAGATGGGTTTTGAATCAGAGCAAAGATCAGGCTGCGCACCTGCTCGGCTGCTGCTTCGCGAACCATCTGGCCGAGACCACTGCTGAGGACGTCGTTGATTTCCTCGGTAGTCATCTCCTTGAATCGACCGGCTTTGGTCTTGTCATTGTTGACGATGTTGCGGAACATAGCACGACGAGTCGGCATCATCAGCGAAGAGTCAAGCATTCGGGCGAACATGTGCAGCTTGCGCATGGCACCCTGCATGACAGCCGTCACCTGATTCGTCACGGCTCGGTCGATCGAAGCAACCTGCTGCGGCAAAGCCTGATTCGGGAAGAACTGGCGCATTAACTCAAGAATGCTGCCGGCATCACGAACGTTGTTCGACGTGTCGGTTGCGTTGTTCTGCACTTTGGTGAACGCTGTGCGAACATCTTGACCGGGTTTCTTTGTCGGAATCACGCCAGCGACTTCGCCCGGACGAACCTTGCTTGCGTCGATAACTGACGGGTCGTATACCGTCGTGCCATAAACAGAGCCGCGAAGATTCGCAACGTGCGTGTTGATCAGAAATGATGAAAAGCGACCGAACGGACGAATCAGCTCGGCCAAACTCCGAGCGGCTTCGTGCAACTGATCCACGCGCATACGTCCGAGATAAATCGGAATCTCGACGGCATTGTCGATTTCTTCCATGTGCACGACGTACATGCAGTCGACGATCTTGACTCGGTACAACGCAAGCGGATTCAGACCTTCGTAGTCAATGTCAAACTGCTCACGATTGATCCAGATGTAGACGTTGATCACTTCGTGGCCGCGCACTTGAATCGACGACGTTGCCTTCGAGCCGAGTCCAAACGAACCCCACTGATCTTCAGTCATCGACGCGCCATTCTCGCCCAACTCAGAACGACCGTCGGCGCCATCGGGCTCGATCTTGGATTCGCTATACGGCGAGCGGAAGTGACTCGCGTCGGTCCTGGACTTGTCGACGTTGTCGCCTTTCTTGGTGTCGAGCAACTTCGTCAGATGCGCAAAGCCCTGCTTGGTTCCTTCGCGAATCAGCCAGAAGCGATTCTTGAGCTCGATATAGCCGGCCCATTCAGCTTCCTTGTAAACCTTACGGACGTCTTCGACGCTGGGGTCCCAGATGGTATTGTACATGTCAAGACCGCGCAGGACGTTTCCAGATTCACCGTCCGGATTCGGTTCTTGCCAGCAGAGTTCGAATCCGCCAAGATTGTACTTGCAGAGCGAACGCATCGTGAACGCGACCGACGAGAAATAGTCGGAGGACTTAGAATCCTGATTCATGATGTCGACGAGAGTCTTGATGGACTCGGACGATGTGCGCTTGGCTGGATTCGCGTAGAAGCTGCCGCCGATCGGAGCGAAGACGTCAGCGAAGAACGCACTCGTGTCTTCGACGTGAGCTTCGGCCACTGGCAGATTCATTGGAATCGCTTGCGAACGGCCGGTTGATTCTTCGGTCTTGTCCCGGAACGAATCCTCGGGCGAAAGCTTCTGCCAAGTCGACAGCGAAAGATCAGTGCGGCCGTAGCGACCTAGCCGACGGAGTCGCGACGTCTTATCATCATCGACTCGTGCCAGCACATGGTCACGAATCTGATGGTGGAACATTTCATCTTCTTCCAAGCGCTCATTCAGGCTGGGTGGATTCGCAGCAGGCTCAAACTGATCCTCCTCGAATTCCATCAGGTGAGCGCCCAGAGTCGTAACATTGGTGCCTAACATTAACCCCTCCTTAGAACGGGACGTGTTGAAGTTCATTGACGTAATCACCAGTTGAATCGCCTTGCATTAGCGCCATGCGCTGGTGAAGCAAACCACTCGATTCAATAATGGTGCCGGCATCTGCCCAGACGATTGCACCGTAGGCCGCAGAGTCCGGAAGATCGTCTTTGGCCTTTTCCTGCGTTGGATCGTAAAGCGCAAGACTCTGGAAGACTTCTTCCTCTTCTAGGGCAATGGCGTAGCTGCCAGTTGCCACAGAATTGACAAATGCCAAGATTCGAGACGCCTTGGCCTTACCACCGGATTGCAACCCGATGAACTCAAACAGGTGACTCGGAATCTGCATAGCTTCCAGCTTGGCTTTGAACAGCGGAATCAGAAGCCGTTGAGCGGCCTGAGTCTCGATGCCCCATGCTGAAAGATTCCAATAGTAGCTAAGCTCCAAGAATATGTCCAGAAGCTTATCCTCGCCACAGCGAACCACTCGATGGTCGACGATGATGGGCTGAGTAAGCTCAGGAATCTTGACATGCACTGTGAACGCCGAGTAGTCGTTGTACGCATTCTCCCCAAAAGCTGGGTCAAGAATGATAATGCCCTGAGTCACTTGATCCGGAACCGGGCGGCTGGGCCGATATGAATTGTGCATTTGAGTCTTGAACACGCTGTCGGCCGTGAGATTCATCATCTCATAAACCCAGACATGCCCAATACCCTTGGACCTATAATCAGCGTAATCAGCAAGTAGCGACTCTAGCGAATGCATACCCGGCCAAAGAGGTCGCAACTGACCGGTCAATCTGTCACGGATAATCGCGCCATAGACCGTTGGATTCCACTTTGGATCTTTCGACAGACGATAAAGTGCTGTCCGCTTGTTGACCATATTGCCGAGCATGATTCGAACAGATCGTTTTGCGGAGGCCTTCAACAATGCGCCAAAAAACCACTGGTCATGCTTTGCTTGAGTCTTGTCGTCAGCACTCGTGTTGTAGTCTTCACAGTCGTCAATGATGACAATCTCTGGACGCTTATTCCCAATTAGAGTCCCGCGAACCTGTTGATCCGCGCCAAGAGCTTTGAGCAGAATGTACTTGCGCGGATTTGTCGGCGTACCGATTTCCATGATCCACAGCTGTTCTGAGTCGTTGGATTTGAGAACTCGCGAAGGACCCCAAACTGTTTGATCGTCATCACTCGTTAGCCAAGCAAGAATGTCTTTGCAGGCATTCTTTGCAATACCTGCCGTCAGACTCGCGTAAAGCGCAAAACTGAATCGAGAGAAACGCAAAAACAGAATCACCGCTAGCTTGGTAATGGTTGATTTAGCATGTCCGCGCGGCACGCAGAACAACTTGTGCAGGTGGCCGACGATGAAATCGGGAGAGTTGACTTGATCTAGAATCTCAAGCAACTCATCCCAAATCTCTTCGTGCAGCTGCGGGACTTCCAAGTCAAGTTCGTCTTTCAAATAGAAAGCCAGAACCGACACCACATCATTTCGCAGTGCCGTTCGAAGTTCTGCGATGTCGACTCTGACATTGACTTCCATCACTTCCTCACAATATCGTCAGACATGGTAGAAAGAGTCCCGATGTCCTCAGGCCCAAGCATCTCGATCGTGTCCGACAGTCTTGTCGACTCACCATCAATAACTTTCTCGCGCCCAAGTTGTTTCACGGTTCGCTGAGTCAGAGTCAACTGAATCGTTCCCAGCGAACCGGGGCCTGGAAGCTCGGGAGGAGAGCCATCCGACCCATACTGATTGATGTTGACCTGGACTCCGCCAGGGACTGTCGGCTGATTCATACCCGTTTTCCTCGTTGCGGAGTTCGCCACCTTCGCCACAGCCAAGATGTCACTCGCAGTGCTGACTCGCCCAGTCTCTACGAGCTTGGTGAGCTTTTTGAGCGCGGCATGTTCGAGCCGATCCCAGTCGAAACCTCTTTTCCTCAGCGATTCCCTCTCAAGAAGCGCATCGAATCGCTTTGCAGACCACTCGGTGGGATTTGTAGCCTCCACCAGCATTTGAAGCTCGGGAATTGACGTCCGGAGTCGCTTAGCGAGCGCCACCATTGACTCAGAATCCCAATTCTCATCGCCATCCAGATACGCATCGAGGATATGCGTCTGAATCTCGCCCCAAGGAAGCCAATCGGCCACGGCCCCACCACTTACCGGGGCTATTTCTGCTGGCTGACTCACACGAGTGGGGTCATTTGCGCCTACCCCCTCCCCTTCCGCATTTTCTCCCTGAATCAGAAGATCAATCTCCTCTTGATTCATAGCCAAAACTTCATCGAGGGCAGCCTCAGCATCAAACGACCCCATGGGCGCATCGAACTGACTGAATCTATTCATCTGAGCCTCCTCGACTCTCTAAAATCACTACCACCAACACCCCCTAGGGCGCAGCCCTGAGTCCCGAGTGCGCACACTACACGTGGAGTTCTAGGGGCCATATTAATCCCGTGGAGTCCGGCGGAGAATTGGGGGGTATACCCCCCGGCACAACCGAAAAGCGACCCAAGGGGGAGCGTCGCGAATCGAAGATGAGCCAACATGCGTCGCAGACTCCGTTCAAATCGGAGCGAGCGAAGCGAGCGGAGCAAACTGATTCATCGTGATATTATGGTATAGAGTCAGACATATATTTCAATGCCTGACTCTACAGGTTCGGTTCATTGCGGCACTGAGGCTTGCCACCATGCGTAATGAGTCAGAAGACCAATCGCGCCAAAGAGAAATAGCTTTGCGAGATTCGCATTGCCTTCGAAGGTGCGGCCAACTGCGTGCAACTCAAGAGAGGCAAAGCCGCAAATCAAGGCGGCGGCGTAAGAAATGATTCCAAGCCAGAATAGGATATCCATGATTCAGCGTCCCTGCATCTTGAGTTGGAATTGACGTGCAAGCTCCAAGGCTGATTCGAGCTCATCGATTGCCTGTTGCAGCATCTGGCCATGCGAATGAACGTTGACCGGTGCAAGCTGCTCGGCATTAGCGAGTTGCACTAGCAAGCGGCTTGCCTGAGTGGTTGCGTAGCAAGCTTGCAATGGTTTGTTGGTTGTCAGTTTCATGACTCTCACTCCCCACAAAGCAGGTTGAAGAGGATGGCCCACGATGTGCCTTCGAAGGCCTTAGCCTCGATTCGGTGGCTTACTGCAACTTCAAATGATCCATTCTGGATTACGTTGACGTACCAGTCATGCGCGTTCATTGGTCCCTGAGTCCAGAGGAGATATGTAAGAATCTCCATGTATTCAGCCACGACATTCGGATTCGACGGGCCAAGCGGATACCAACGACCATTCGGGTTGCGGTTGTCGGCGGGGTTCAATTCACAAGCGATTTGCATATCCATGACTCCAAAGGCGTGATTGCCTTGAATCAGAATACAGGAATCTGCATTGAATACAAGTCTCTAAAAACAAAAAGAGCCGCAAGGTGTTATCCCTGCGACTCTCAAGATTGGTAGATGCTGGCCGATTCTTAGAAATCAATCTCGGCGGCGGCAGCAAGAGCCGTTTCATCGATCTTCGGCATCGTGTAGGTGAGGACCGTCGAATCGCGACCATCAACCCATGCAATGATTGCCGACGGATCAACCGGCGCTGGCTTACCATCGGTGTCCATGAAATTCGGAGCGGCGGAGATCATGCCGCGCGCGATCTTCTCCCACATACCGATTGCTTCCATTGCCTGAGTCCGTGGGTTGGCCTTGGCATAGGCGGAGGAACGAATCGACTTGATAACGTCAGCCTTCGGAATCCCGACAAGCGCACCATGCACGGCCGGGGCCTTCGTCTTGAGAACGCCTTCCTTGAAGGGCTGCCACAGGGAATCAAAGGCTTCGGTATCGCCGGCGATCGATTCACGGGCGCTGCTGATGATATCTTCGATGGTTGCGGGCATTCCGGCAACAACCGTCTTGAAGTCGTCGGCGGTGAGGTCGGGCTGGCGCAGATTCGAAAACGCAACGTCAATGGCTTCCCGTTCGATCAGCTTTGCGATCCAGTCGCGAACCTTGGCATCTTCGAGTCGTTCAAGGAAGTTGTCGGCGGTCGGGGCTTCGAAGACGACGATTGCCTTGACTCCATTGGTGTTGGACTTCTTGTCGCGGACGCCGACGGTTGCGACGCAAACCTGCTCGGCGGCTTCGATTCCATCGGCTCGCATAGAGAGTTCGACGCCGAAGAACGGATTGCCTTCGGAATCGGCGGTCTTGGCTGCAACGGCTTCAATGTGTGCTGCGGCCTGTTCATAGGCGGATTCAGTCACAGTGGACTTGCCGCCCTTGTCGTCGGTCACTTCGACGTCGCGAGTCGTGAAGAATACACGTGCGCCGCCCAATTCGTTGTTCAGGGTGCGAATCTGTTCTTTGTTCAGAAGAACGTTGAGTGCGGAGTTGTTCGTGGTCATGGTCTGATTCCCTTCGTGGAATGTTGATGTGAGTCAGTCGACTCGGTTGCGAATCACTCTCTGCGATCCGTGATTAGAAGTATGCCAGCGATTTCGCAGATTGCAAGTACCAAAATGCGATTTTTCGGCGACTACTCGATTTTTTGCATTTTTTCCGGGCTGGACTCTCCGGCGGGCGCGCCCGGCTGGCCCCGAAATTGGCCCGAGTCTGCAGCCGTTTTTGGCGCAGCCCCTGAATCACCTGCTAGCAATGGTTTGCCGAGTTGCATTGCAATGTCGTCACGGTCTTGAGTCAGTCGAGCGACGGTTCGGTTCAGTTGGTCGATGCGAGTGCGATTCAATAGAATCTCTTCGTTCAGAGCCGTCAGCATTTCGGCGAGCCGAGTCTGTTCGCGCTCTCGCATACGATTCTCTCGCTCCATCCACGTGACATTATTCTTCTCTGCTCGTGCGTCGTCGACGTTGAATGTCCACTGACTCACAATCACGAATGCGTCGAGAAATGTGGGCTGACGTTCGATGAGCTGATTCCACAGAATTTCCGATTTCGTGCTCTTGCCCAGCATTCCGAAGCAGGCACGAGTCAGCTGATCGAATCGAACACTTGGTTCATTGTCCTCGGGATAGGTATACCCGAGTCTGTGCAAGTTCTCGCGAATAGCAATGTACTGAGTTTTAAGCACTGACTCAGTCTTTGGAATCCCCGGCGATCCACATGCTGCCGCCAGATACTGCCACTTGTTCATCAACAAACTGATGAATCCAGCGGGTGTTCTCCGATACGAGTGAGAGAGTGTGTGCGTCGTGACTCGCTGCAATATTCCATGCGCGGCCTCCAACATCGTCATATTGCGTGCCATTGAATCGTCTCCTATTTCCGTGTGCATACGCACGTGCGTGATTCTAGAATGAGTAGCGACTATGCAGGTTCAAGGGTGCGGGATTATTGCCTATTTTACCCCTCCCCTACGGCTCAAAGTATACGCCTACAGAATTTCCTGTCAATGTTTGATCTACTAACAAAAACCCTATTTCTGGGAAGCGAATAAATTCTGTGATTTCACTACGGAAATTCAAGGGCTGGTGACTCAATGCACTCGCATGAACTATGCTGACTCCACTCGTGCTAACTACGCTGCCAATAACACTCGTGCTCACTCGCATGAATCACTCGCAAGGACTGAGTCCTATGATGCACTCGCAATGGCCGCACTCAATCGAATCACCAGGCACTCGCAATAGCCACTCACAAGAATGGACTACCGAGTCAGCACGAGTGAGTGCGTCCTGCCGCGCTAGATTTGAGATCCGAATCAGAGCATCGGACAAAATTTCATCGTACGCGTGGTTGCTTATCGTTTTCGAAATAACATATAATGCGTGAGTTAACAACGGAGACGAACATGCCCCGCAAACTCGATATCCCTGATTCAGTCGCCGAAGAATGGCGCCGACGCATGAACGAAGGACAGAGCATTGAATCGATCGCCAGAGCCTATGGGCTGAATCACGGCACGATTCGCAAACGGCTCGGCATCACTGCATTCGAAGGCCGTCTTGGGCGGTCCGCTGAGGGCCGGGAGATTCACAAACACCTCATCCACATGGACGTGCAAACGCAGCAGTGGATCGCAGACGAATCTCGACGCCTAAACTGCACCCACGGACTCTTCGTGGAGTTCTGCATCGAAGCAATGAAGCGGGCATGTGCAACCTTGCCTGTGAGTCGACAAGACCTCAAACAGCACATGGATATGATGCGCGAGAAGGAATCCGGCAATGGCCAAGTCTGAATCAACACAGTATGCGACGAAGTCCGATATCGAGACTTTGCATCAGATGTTCACAGTTCTTGCGAGTGGACTCGATGAAATCCGCAACACGCTGCACACTCGCTTGAACGATGATCTCCAAGTGATTCTAGAAAACTTTGACCAACTCTCGACTGCGGGCGATCGGCACTATAATGACTTGCTCAACGGCATGGTCAGCATCGACGATCGCATGGAAGGAGTCGTTGCGGAGACGGTAGAGTTGGCTCGCACGAGTGCCAAGCAATTCGATATCCTCATGGGTATGCTCAATGGCATTGCCGAGGGCCGTCCTGAATCACAATCTGCGAATCAGCCAGCTGGAGTTGCTGGTGAATCAGACTTGCGTATTCTGAAGCACAGGCTCGACAGCCAATCGCAAGTCATGGCCGACATGCAGCTTCGAATCAATGATTTGGAGCACCACGTCGAGAAGCAGAAGAAATTCAATGAATCGATGAACGATCGACTTCGGAATCTCGAAATTCTCATCAACGCACAAGACCAGATCGTCACACGGCTTCTTGGCCGAATCAATCCTTCGGAGTCCCACCATGAGCCGCAGACCGACAATCTTTCCGAACGGCGTGGAGAAGAGGAGACTCCCGAGACCGGAATCTCTATCTCTGCAGGATATCGCGTCGAACGAGTGGCCTACAACCAAGGTAACATCATCGAAGTCGTCCAGCGATGGCTCGATTCAACCCCAGAGTTCTTCCAAGGACTCAACGGCGGAGTCTGGCCAGTCCCAACAGCGATCAAGAACTTCTCCGAGTGGAGCACAATCGAATTCGCTCTTCTCTCAGCAGCCGAGCGACTCCGCAGACACCGGGCAGAAAAACTCCGCACTCAACTCGGAGCTTTCGGGCCTGGCAGCCACGCTTATCCGCGCCTTAAGATTCAAGGAGAAAATGCTCTCAAGGAATCTGACAAAGGCTAGGGCCAAATGCCATGAGTGCCCATCGGAGTGGCGGGCAATTTTGCTTCCGAATCGCAGGTCACCATCCGGCTATCACATCCACATCGCTTGTGATTGCGGATTCCAATTTCACGAATAACAAGGAATCATCCCATGTCTATCTCTCTCATACTTCACACTCTCGTTCGATTCGACTATGAGACCTCCATGGCTTCTGAACCTTTGCCGGCATGGATGATTCGACTCATCAGCCTCAACAACATCGAATTCAACATGAATGATCGCAAGTGGTACTGGCAGCGCAACACTGTCATCAATGACGGCGACTATATCGTACGAATCGATCCGAAGCTCCTCGAACTGGCTCGACTAGCCAATGGCGAAGATCCACGAGTCAAGGATCCTTCCGAGGCCTTTCTCAAGACAATCATGGGCCAGATTCAAGGCAAGGAAGACGATGCCTGGCTCGACGGATTCGGCTACGGAGTCATGGCCGCCGATAAACTCACATCGATCATTCGTGAAGATGGGATTCTCGCGGAATCGATCGATGCCCAGCTCAAGACCATGTACGATGAACTCGACGGAGCAAAGGAGACTCGGCAGTGACGACTCTCTCCGCATCTGACACACTCGATCGACTCATTGAGGCTGGATTTACATTCAGCCTCGAATTTCCTCATCCTTCGAATGAACTTGAAGTCGAGTGCGAGTTCGAGATTGACTCATGGGGCAGCTCCAGCAACGGATGGGACGATCCGGGTGATGCGGCTGAATTCCACCTCATCGACGTCACAGTCACGAACAAAGCCGACGAGCTGATTCACACCAAGGCTGAATTCAGCCAAGCGCAGTGTGAGTGGCTTGAGCAGCATTTCAACGATGCGATTCAGCAGAAGTGCGCTGAATATGACGGGTTTAATGACCATGACGACTGAAATCGATCTCAAGCACTTTCCGGGTCCGGGGCACTATGCCTCGGATTCCCTCGGCCCGACTCGCTCCGCTCATCTCCCTATCTCCATATTTGCACTACATGTGCAGCTGGTGACTCAGGACGGCAACATTCTGAGCAGTGAGCAGAGCAAGGGGTATTACTTCTTCCGCGACTCACACATCCCTCTGCCGCGCGCATGTACTGTGCTGGCATGGAATCGCATTTGTGTGCTCGGCAAACCGGATTCGAAGCAATACTATCTCCCATTCCTCCCATCGCTGCGAGAAGAGGATGAAGTCGGGTCGGCTATCGGTGAGCGTGGCTCGCGAATCGCATCTCTGAGTCGCAAAAGCAAATATCATATGCGTGACTCCGAAGATCGAGTCGTGTGGGGCCCAGTCTACGGTTCCCAACTCGGCGCAAGCAATGTTCTGTGGCAAACCGAGCGCAGTGACTTTGCTGAATCACTCGTAACGGACTCCATGAACTTCATCGCCCCAGCCACCCACGAATCAATCCGCGATCGTATGACCTTCCTGGCTCAGCACGGATTCCCAGCCACTAATGCACTGATGAAGCACCTCAACATTCCGCGCATCTATCGACTCTTGTTTCAGTTTCTTGATCGATCGGCTGTGCAAGCCTGGGTGAGTCACTATAATTCATCGATGGCGCTGGTTAAGGTGGATCCAGACTCCATCGCGGCGGATTTCAAAGACATGACTCATCAGATGGTCGAAGCTCGGAAGACTCAGAAAGAGGAATCCGATGAAGTAAGTGATGACAATTTCGCTGATTCGCCACGGCGGAATAAAATTCCAAAAAATGGCCGTTTTTCGGGTATTGGCGACATGGATTTTTAATTTTTTCGGGGCTTGGCGCAAAAATTTTCTAAAATTTCACCCTTGCCCCTCTTTGGAAATTTTCGTATTATTGGCGCGTCGAAACAACGTAAAACCTAGGAAAATAGTCCCATGCTCGCTAAGTCTGAATCAGTCAAAATCCGCCCCAACATGAAAGCAACCGCTCTATACTTTGCTCCTGAATCGGGCGATTTGGTAGAGCGCAACTTCGATCTTTGGCGCGAAGAGCATCGCAAGAACTTTTTCCGCCTGATTCAGTGGGCGGTTTGCAATAAGATTGAAGTACGCGTTCGCCATTACTGAGTCGGTCCTAAACCCTACTGCATACAAGAAAGGCTTACACCATGTTCTCCGATTCTACAACTTTCGACTTCAACATTCTCGGAAACGACGACGCATTTACTGCGATTCAGGAAGCTGGATTGCATTATATTCGTTGCAGCGAATCTGGACAGATTGTCGCGGTTATGTCCGACGATTCAATCCAGAAAGCAATCGAATTTGAGGTGTTCCAGAATCCCACAATGTCGGTTGAAGAGATTGTTGATTCAATGCAGATGCGTTGGTTCATTCAGTCTTCACGCCCGGCCCCACACTTGACCGCAATTAAATCCCGCGATTCAATGCTTTACCTGCATTCGAATCATCCGCTGGACGCATTCGCTATTCTGGTTGGCCGTATGCTTTTTGACTCGCCGCGTTACCGCAAGCAAATGTCGGAAAAAGATGCGCGATTCCAAAAGATGCTTTGGCTCACTGAGTTGGACAATGCTAAGCATCGTTTGGTTCAGGCGGAATACAAGCTCACCGAGAAATTCACGGCCGCTTGTGAAGCGTTGATTCGCATCGACGCTATCCATGACGTGCGTCAATGCCTTTACACGGACATGATGCGTGAGACCGCCGAACTGATTCGCGACAATCCGCTTGATCTTGCTAACTTGCTGGACTTTATCGCGCACGTTGAATCAGATGCTCTCGAAGCTCTGACCAAGATGAAGCGCACTCCGCAAGGGAATCGCATGTCCATGTCGGCCGCTTCAGTTCTCGACATTGACGACGAATTGGTCACAGCACAGAACGATTCAGCCGAAGACATGCGTCGTGCGAATCTCCGCAAGATTGAGCAGGCTCAACTCTACGCACGCCAACGCAATTCCGGCACTGTGCAGGTGATTCGAGGCAAACGCCCGGTTGTGCACCTTGCGGAAATTACAGGTGTCTTGCCGCCGGAATTGGCCGCTAAGTATAAGATTCAGGCTAAAGGTGCAGGTGCTAGCAAGGCACCGACTGAGCCCAAGGCTGGCAAGTCTAAAAAAGAAACTAAGGTTGCAAAAGCGCTCGCTCGCTTCGGCAATCTGAATCTTGATTTTTGATTGGAGTTGAGTCATGAACAATCCTATGCCGCGTCGCTCCAATTTCTTGGATCAATTTAAGTCTGGAATCAAGACCAGTGAGCAGAAAGCAGCTGAAATCGACACTGGACTCTCGGCCGTAGATGAGGCCCGAGTCAATAAGATGGTCGGGCGTCTTTTAGACGAAATGCCCGAAGAAATCAAGGAATCAATGGGCATTGCTGACTATGACGCCACGGCACCTGTTGATTCAGAGGCTGTGATCAATGTCGATCTGCGTCGTGCCCCGGCGACTAATGGTTTCCAGTTGCCGACTCGCGAAGAGGCTGGCCTCTCCAACCCAAACATCGTGCTTGACGAGTCGCAGGAGATTGCTGTCGGCCGACTCGCGAACGAGCAGTACGGTTGCCTTATTGGTGCAGCTGGCACTGGTAAGACTACGGTTCTCAAGTACGTTCTCGATCGAATCATCTACGAAGATCAGTCCTTCGACGTTCGTATGCTTGCCGCCAACCAAGGACTCAACATTGCCATGGTATCCTTTACGGGCATGGCAGTGCAGGTCATGAAGTCGAATCTTCCATCGTGGATGCACATTGCGTGCAAGACCATTCACTCGCTTCTGGAATTCGCTCCAGAGCAAGTTGAGTCGAAAGATGGTGGCATGTCTCGTCGATTCGTTCCACAGCGCAACAATCTGCGCAAGCTGGATCACGATATCATCATGATTGACGAAGCATCCATGGTCGGTGTCGAGCTTTGGACTCAGATTCTCGCTGCTTGCCGCTTCGGCACTCGCATCTACATGATTGGTGACTTGAATCAGCTCCCTCCGATCGTCGGCCAGTCTGTCTTCGGATTCGCTCTCGGTCAGTGGCATGTCTGCGAACTCACCAAGGTGCACCGCCAGAAAGACCCAGGTGCGAATCGCATCGTCGAAGTCGCTCACGAAGTGCTCAATGGCAAGCCACTCACGTTTGATCAGGCCAAGGGGAATCCGGACTGGCGAGTCATCTTTCAGCCGATCCACGATGATCCGATCAAGGCGCATAACCAGATTTTGCAGATTCTCGATCAGCTACGCAAGCGCCGAGTCGATGCTGCAAATCCGGACAGCCCGATCATCTATGATCCGTATCGTGATCGAGTCATGACAGCCGGCAACGGGTATGAGCAGGTTAACACATCTGCGATTCACCAGTTCCCGATCAACGACTCACTCTCGACGCTGATCGAACCGCCGACGGATGAAAATCCTCGGATTCTTATAGACGGTGGTCGCGAACAGACTAAGAAGTTTGCGGTCAATCTGCGAATCATGGCGACGAAAAACGAACCGCCGGATATGGTCGATCGTGTTACCAATGGCATGACTGGCGTGATCACGTCGATTCGCCGCAATGGTAACTACACTGGCCGCTGGGATAACTTCGGCACTGAAGATGAAGTGCGGGCTGCAACGGCTGCCAAGCTTGCCGCTCTGCGTTCTGGCGCTTCGAATCAGCAGACGATGCTCGAAGAGGTAGCAAACTTCGAACTGGAAGGTTTCGGTGATGACGTCGAACTATCGGGTGGCCAGAGTCAAGAAGAAATCGAAGGTGGCGGAGCTAGTAGCCATGTTATCGACGTTACCTTTGACAATGGAGCAAGCCGAACCTTTGCGTCTAAAGCAGGAGTCGGTAGTCTCCAACTCGCCTACGCATCCACGGTCGCCAAGTGCCAAGGATCGCAGTTTGACACGGCAATCATCATTTGCCACCCGGCTGCGAAAGCCATGCTGAGTCGAGAATGGCTCTACACGGCAATCACTCGTGCGACCCAGCGAGTCATCATCTTGGGGACCGAGTTCGCTATCAGACAAGCGGTGTCCAAGCAAAAGATTCGAGGTGCCAACTTGCAGGAAAAGGTCAACCGGTATCTGCAAATGTCCGCCGAGGGCGAACGTGTCGGCCAAGTGCGAGTCAGAATGAACGTTCCGTTGCGAGTCGAAGACTACAACGGCCAGACCGTCAAGACGCGTTACGAGTATGATCTTGAGTGACGGCCATGTTGATTCCGATTGTGTGCGACTACTGCGCAAATTCATTCGGCGTCGACTGGGAACCTAGGCAGAAGCGGGACTTAGGGCGGGTCTTGCGCTTTCCATCTGTGACTCTCCACAGAGGTTGTGCGCAAGACTTCCTCCATCTGCTCTGCATCGAGATTCCCGAAGCCAAAAATTCACCATTCATTAAGCACTTCCGTGCGGGAGTAGACCATGTTTAAACCGACTCGCATACAAGCAGCAACCCATGACTTTGTACATCCGGAGGGATTCACCGTCCCTGCCCGGGTAAGCCCGCAATACTTGACTTGCTTCGGAGAGAAGCGAACGGTTGTTGACACGCATTGGAATCCTTCCGACCGCGATATCATCAACCTCATCAACGGCGGATTCATCAGCATCCGTAACGTCGGTGATCGACTCCCAGCATTGTGGCTCACTACTACCGAGGCTGAGCCGCAATTCTCCATGAGCAATGATCGCAAGCACTACGCAGAGCACATGCTAGCTATGTGCGCTATGATTCGAAAGCTCGACGTCGGCTGCCGACCAGCTCAAGTAGCAATGGACCAAGTCGTCATTGCACTCAAAGACTACTGCGAAGGATTCACCAAGTGAAACCCAAACAAAACATGAAGATGATCGACACGACGATTCATCAACTCACAGCCGCTCAAGTTCTCGCCGAAGTGATTCAGTGCTTCAGCGAGGACACGACACGTGATGTGATCATCGCGACCGCCAAGGGGCGCGGTGATCAGATGGTAGCTCAGATTCGTGTGGAGCTATCACGCGCCAAAGCAGAACACAAGCGAGCCAAGCGTCCGTTCCGGCATTTCGGATTCACTGCAACGAATCTCGATCTTGTCGTTGCCGGGCAAGACGGGGTTAAGCGTGAGCATCGACTCCTCAGTTACCGAGTCACGCCGTTGCAGGCCATGAAGAACTACGCAGATCGAATCGATGGAGTTGACGCATGAGTGATATCAGGAAACCATCTTTGCTGGATTCGATCCGGGCGAAGAACGCAGCAACTCCGCCAGCGGCCCCAGCCAAGGTCGACGAGCCGCGCAAGCCTGTATTCCCGAATCTTCAACGAAACAAGCCAGCGATTCAAGCTGCGGTTGCGGAACAGCCCAAGCCAGTCGCCAGTCCAGCACTCGCTGCTCTTGCTGCGACGAAGCCAAGCCCGACTCCGCCGGCGGCACCCAAGCCCAATCTGCTCGCAGCTGCGGCAGCTAAGGGAGTCGAGAAGAAGCAAGCTATGGATCAGGATTACTCCTATCTCCACGCCGAGCTTCCGACCGATATCAAGGAGCTGTGTCAGCGATTCGACGACATGATTGTGCGCGACGGAGGTATCGGACTCATCAACATCGACCTCGGCCGCGCATACGTCAAAAAGATCATGGTCATGCTCAAGGAGAATCCTGAGTTTGACGGCATGATTATCGACCGCGACGTGCATAATGTTATGGCATTTGTTCGCAAGACTCGCGAAGCTGCTATCGACACGATTAACGTCAAGGTCGAAAAAGCAACCAAGGCAGCCAAAAACAAGGCCGCCAAGACCGGACGATTCGGCAGCATCGAAGCTATCGACTTCGGCGCAACAGGCCCAGCAGTGAGTCTCGAAGACTTGCGCGACGTGGAGTTTTGATATGACCCAGCTTATTTTGGCGCGCAAGCCAGACGTGAATCAGTATCCTGTTGACCACATGGGTCGCAGGTTCATCGTCACCAGCCACAGCATCGACGGCACATTCGAATCCTGCCCGCGCCGCTTCGAGTTTCGCCACATCTATCAGCGACTCCCGTTGACTGAGCCTCGCGGACTCGCAGCTGACGTCGGCACTGCCTTGCATGAAGCGACGCAGGAATGGACCAAGGAACGCGACACGACTGCCGCATACATGACTCTGCTCAAGTGGTGGCCGTGGCGTCTCGAATCTCAACGCAAGGAAGCAGGACTCAATGACCATAAACGTACTCTCGGCAATGCCATCTTGCTTCTTGAGCAGATCCAAGCAGACCCCTTCTGGGACGACTGGGAAGTGGCCCGTCTCCCCAATGGGGAATATGCCATTGAGTTGGCGTGGCGAATCAACCACGTCAGTCTTGGCAGTTTCCCTCATCCGGTCGACGGTGGACCCGTCTATCTTGCAACTCAAGGCAAGATCGACTGGATTCTACGGCATCGCAGGGATCGGAGTCGATTCATGGTCTGCGACCTGAAGACTACTGTGCAGGATGAGCCGGCTCAGCAAGCCAGCTTCCGATTCAGTGGTCAGGCAGGTCAGTATGGACTCGTCCTTGCTCAGGCCATTAACAGCCCGTGGCGTACCGAAGGCATGGATGTTACCTACTTCATCGCCGAGTTCTCGGACCATGGGCAGCCCATCACGAATCCGATGGAGCACCACCTTGAGCCAGAAGAAATCTACGAGTCGATCGAAGCCAAGAACGAACGGCTTCAACGCATGATTCGCATGGGCAACAGCGGCTTCTGGCCTCGTCGCTCTCATGGGTGTGCATTCTATGGCACGCCTTGCGGATTCCTCGAAATCTGCCCGCGCAGGGATCCAGAGTATCTGGAGAACTGGTTTACATTCGACCGCGACCTAGAATTCGTGCGTGAATCACGAGTCTATGAGCCGCTCTGGACTCTGGAGGCATGACAATGGCAGACCCATTAGTAGAGGCATACGAGCGCGGCCTCGACAAACAGCGCGCAGACGATGAAGAGTTTGCTGCGTCGATTCGTACTGCGATGGATGACCGCATGACTCAGTTCGTCAATCTTGATGCGCAAGACAAGCTGCATCACTATACCATGCTGCTTGCTCAGATGGGCGGCATGGGAATCCGATGGCCTAAGTCTTTGAATGCGTTTGAAGAACTCGCTAGTAAAATGTCAAAGCACATTGTCGATCGAATGATCAGCGGGGGAGGGTGATGACCTCTTATACCATTGCTAGGGTCTACGACGCATCGACTCGTGAGTGGGTCATCGTATATTCGGTCTTCCGGTACTATGCCGGAGGACTCAGCAGAGTCAAACGGTTCTTCGAGCCAACACTGGGGATTTGAATCATGAGCAATGAAGTGTTGAGACTCTTTAATTTGTTTTTGCTGGCAATAGTCTGTGCTCTGTTCTTCATTTTGTGGGGCAGTATTCGCTACGACGCCAATCAGAACAAGCGTATTGAGAATCTGGAGAGAATCAATGGACTTGCACTGGACTGACTACATCTCATTCGCCGGATGGGCATTGATGTTCATCTTTTTCGTCATCGATCTCCCGACTCAGCTCGCGAAGATCAAGAATCGCAGGAGAAAATAGTGGGTGACACTCCAAACATTCTCATGGTCGGCCCGTTCTTTCCCAAGATTCTTCGGAAGAACGGCGGCGTCATGCCCGATCTGTCACTTGAACAAATGGTTGACTCCTACTGTGCATGGTATGTTGCTCGCAACTGCATGATCGCACTCAAGGAGATTCCAGAGCAGGTGACTCTCGAAGGTGATCTCGATATCACCGTCAACCTCAAAGACGTCATGCGCGGTGCATTCATCGCGTATGGAATCGACCCCGACGTGGGTGACAATCTCAACCGAGTCATGGGACTCATGCCGTTGGTGCGTCGTCAGGCGTTCAATGACAAGCTGTTCTGGGATTCACGTTTTCAAGCGTTCCTCGACTCGGGTGGGCATGCCTATCGCATCATCACTCGTGATCCGGACAAACTCAACGAGAGCTAGTATGCGCAAGGGTAAGTACTCCAACTTCATCGAGGAGCCCGGACTCTTGGGGACTCTATGGAACATGATCTACGGTCTGTTCCTCTTTATTCTCGTCGGCGGCGGATTCTTTGTCATCATGTATGCAATCATGATTGGGCTCGCCGTTATCTTTATCTGGGCTGTTGACATGTTCCGTGCCGGAGCTGCCATCGGCTCACCCTATATCTGACTCGCTAGCGCAACGAGACCAGATTCAACATCGCGCAATCAAAAACGAAGGAAACCACAATGACCACAACTGACATCATGGTGTATCTGCACTCGCTCGAACATGGCCATATCAAGATTGGCACCAACAAGATTCCGATCAACGCCATCAACCTCTCGGTCTTTGACGTCAAGCTCACCAACATCGGCGATGCGCACGGCCGAATCATGCTGACTCTCGATCGTCGTCTTGCCGAGCGGCACGGACTGGTATTGCCGCCAGCTCAGGCCCAGGCTGCTCGCCCGATTCCGCAGCCGACTCCGACGCGGGTGATTGAACAGCCCAAGGCGGCACCAATGCCATCCACAGATGGGAGCCGTTCTGAACCAAAGCGTGCGATTCCCGACAAGGATTTCGACCTCGAAGCCGACCTCAAGGATATCCTGGATTCAGAGCTTGGCGACGACGAACCGTACAAGCGAGTCGAACGCGCAAGTCCAGCTATGCCTCGCACGAGTCTTCTGGCTGCTGCCGGCATCAAGCGTCCGACTGCCTGATCTACAACTTCTAACTTAATGAGGGTAACATGCCACTCCTGAATCAAGTCCGTGACCAGCAAGCATTCTCTGTGCATCTGTTGCTTTGCGGACGTAGCAAGACCGGGAAGACCAAATACATAGCTGATATGCTCAAGCTTGGATTCATGGTCTTCTATGTCGACAACGATAACGGTGCGGCGACTCTCATTCGCGACACCAAAGATTCTCCCGAAGCCATGCAGCGTTGCTACTATGTGCGGACGGAGAATCTTTGGGAGTTCACGCAGACGTTCTTCGCTCGAATCATCCACCAGTGGAACATGACTCAGGATTGCATCTATGAAAAGGGCAAAGCAAGCCCCGACGATGTGATCATGACAATCAACCGCAACAAGATTCCGAGCGGCGTTGTCTTCGTGTTCGACTCGTGGACTTCGCTCTGCATCCAGCTCATCAACAAAGCGTCGGGCGGAGTCGATGCCGAAGCTGCTCGTCTGGATCAGGATATCTACGGTTCGATGAATCGCAGCGCGAATACTGTGGGCATGAACATTCAGTCATTCCCGCATCATGTCGTTTATCTGGCGCACACCGATTATTACGAGCGCCGGGAATCTCCGCCCGGACTCGCTAAAGAGATGGCCAAGCAGGCGAATCAGATCATCAAGGAAAATGTTGAAATCCCTTGGTCTGTGAGTCGCCCGCATGGCTATTCGATTCCCAAGTTCTTCACCGATATCGGCTATATGGGTATCGACAACATAGGAAATTTCACGCTTGACTTCCGACAGTCGAAAGATAGAGTAGGCGCTGGATCACCGAGGAAAATCGGCGACCCAACCAAAGACCTTCGATTCGACAATGCTTTCTTTGAAGGCAAAGTGCCTGTCGTGAGTCAACCATTTGCAGATTGGGTCATTGAAGAACCTGCTTCAGTGATTCTTGCACGACTCGAAGCTGAGGCCGAAGAAAAGCGGCTCAAGGCGGAAGAGGCTAAGGCAGCTAAGGCAGCAGCGAATCCCGCTCCTGTCGCTGCGGCGAAACCGGGATTGTCGCTCCCCGGTAAGTCACTGCTCGGAAAGTAAAATCTCTGAGTCGTAGAATGCGACTGATCAAACCACACTCAACTCAAAGTAACGAAGGAACTACCAAATGTCTTCTATCATTCGCCCGAATCTGCTGAGCACTGCTTCGTTGATGATGTTCCAGAACTTCTCGATGCCTGAAGTCGGCTCCGGCGGACTGAATCTCGCAGAACTCGCGGACATGGATACCGAAGAAGTCAAGGGTATCACCACGATTCTCTTCCCGACCGGCATCGTCGCCGCTAAGATCACTGAAGCTCGTCTCGGTCAGACCGAAGTTCGCGAAGGTGAAGTCGACGACAAGGGCAACCCGAAGATTCCGCAGCCGTTCGTTCAGTTCGGATTCGAAGTCGCGGATTTCCAGCCGGTCGACAAGTCGCTGAACGGTGAAGAATACATCGGCCGCAAGCTTTCGGAACGTCACACGCTCTGGACTTCTGAACTCAAGGATCGAATCGCTCTCCTCAAGGGCACGTTCGAGAAGTGCGGACTCGATACGTCGGGCAAGCTCGGCGGACTCGAAGGCGGTGAACCTGGCTGGCTCGATCGCGCTGTCGACGAACTGGTCATGCTGCGTATCTCGCACACCCGTCCTCGGAATCCCGGCGACGAACCGCGCGCTCGCTACAAGTGGGAAAAGCTGGAAACCAACCAGGAATAATCCCAGGCGATTCGGCAGGGCGGGGGAGAGGAATCTCTCCCGCCTTTTTTGTTTCACGAATGGAGAAGTAAGATGTTTGCGGGAATCAAATCCGTCAACTTCAACGACCTCCACAATCGAGAGACTTTCATGGTGTTTGACTCCAAGGAAAAGCAGAAAGCCTTGGACTTCCACTATGCTCTCATTGTTGGCAGAGAGAAAGAAAACATTGCGAGGACTCCGTACGTTTGCTACTACGTCGGACTCACGCAAGTGGAATTCGCGCGGCTCAGGCTGTGCCCCGACGCTTTGCTCGATGAGTTCTCTTTCATCGGCATTCCCAACGATACGATCGATGTGAGTCACGACGTCTACAAAGTCTTCCTGCAAGACAAGCCGATGGCTTGGGTGGGAATCGATCGTCCACAGTACGACCATGATGAGTTTGTTGAGTTCATTCGAATCGTACTCGAAATGAAAGAGATGTTGTCATGCAACAAGAAAGACCTGTCCTTCTTATCTTCGAGGATGCCGTTGGAATCACTGAAGGCTACAAGGGAATCCTCCGACGCATCGCCGGCTCCGCTGGAATGAGTGATGATCGGGTGCGAATCGTGCACCGGTCAATCTACAAGACATTCCAGCGGAAGTCAATTCTCCAATACCTGCCTCGGAAAACGCAGCCTCGATTCGTCGACAGCTACCAAATGCAGCAGCGTATGAAGGCATGGATTAGCGAGGCGATTCGACAGCACAGAGCCAGTGCCGTGATCTGCATGGACCCATCTATGCTCTTCATGATGACGGACGATTTAGAGATTGCGAGCCTGGAAAAGTTGCGCGGCGGTGTCTATGTTCTCTTCGGGATTCCATGGATCGTCTCGCTGCCGCTGACCGCCTATCACAAGTCGGCCAAGGCCAAAGACGTCGCCAAGCTCAACGAAGGATTCACCGAGAAAGGTGACTTCGAAGATTTCATGAACGACGAGATGGGGTCTGACGATGATGACGAGGATTCAGAGACTGATAGCGATGACAACGGTGATACTGGCGATTCAGATAGTGATTCAACATTTAGCTCCGAGTCAGCAGCACGAGACAAAGAAGAAAACTATCGACCACAATGGTTCGATCCAGTCATCGTGCCCATGGGCCGAGTCACACTAGAATTCGATTTCGCAAAGGCTGGTATTTTGCTGAATCGACAACATGTATACGAGGTACAGAATGGAAAGAGAGCGGCTGATTTGCTGGGATCCGAAGAGCCTGCAGGAAGCGTACAACTTCCTGGCCTCATCACCCCTGAAATGCACTGACATCGAGACGATTCCCCACAAGAAGTTGACGAAGAAGCAACAACGATCATTCTTCGATCGCATGGGATTCGACCCGAACTCCGGCTTCGCGCAGAAAATGCCGTGGCGGATGACAGTGGTTTCATACAGCGGATACTCTCCTGATTCCAAACGAATCCATTCTTACTTGCTGCCGTTTGTGACAGCCAAGGATAGATTCGCTGAGGTGCCTCTGCACTTCGACGAGATTTTCAAAACCGCAGTCGCGATCAACGATCTGCCGAATCCAACCACTCTCCAGAACGGAGTCTACGATGCGTCGTGGTTTCTCTGGATGAACATGCCGTTGCGCAACTATGCTTACGACAGCATGACTCTTTGGTGGTCTGTGTATCCGGATCTCCCACGCCGACTCGACTATATCTCTTCGGTTCTGCTCACCGACTACGTGTACTGGAAAGCGAATCGAAAAGCAGAAGACTTCATGGACTATTGCAACTATGCGATGGACGACACGGAGTCAACTCTGCGCAACACAGTCAAGCTGATTGAAATGGCTTGTAACGATGATCGAATCATGCGCAATTTCTACCATGCGCACCTTCGTTGCTTAGCCAGCCTCGAAATGTCGGCCGCCGGGATGGCTGTTGACGAATCCGTGATGGATGAAATCAGGAAGACTCTCGATGCCAAAGCAATCAAAGCGCTCGAACGCCTCAGATACGTCGTGGCAGACCCTAACTTCAATCCTAACTCTGCCCCGCAGAAGAAGGATCTTATCTATTCGATTCTTAACGCGAAACCCCGAGGACCTAAGGGTAAATTCGTCAAGCGAATCGAGGACGCTTCCACCGGAGCTATCGCCCTTCGCGCAATGCGTTCTGACCACCCGGTCTTTCGACGAGTCATTGATGCTACGCTCGACGCTATCGCACCTGCCAAGCAAATCTCCAATGTTGTGGGACTCGCGCGATTTCCTGGTGGATCAACGGGCTCTCGATTCGTCACCACTTATGACGGCGTCGCAACGACAACTTCTCGACTCGGTTCTCGCGGTAACGCACTTGGATTTGGTGGTAACGCTCAGAATATCCGCAAGGATTACCGTCGATTCGCACGCGCGGACGTTGGCCATTTCCTGCTTGAAATCGACTTGTCCGCCAGTGACGATGTGTTTGTTGCATTCGAGTCAGCCGAGCCAAAGAAAATTGAGTTGGTGCGAAGCGGCAAAGATGCCCATGCTACCAATGCTCTGATCTTCTTCCCGAACTGGACCTACGATGGAATCGTGGCTGGGAAGAAAGCCAAAGATGATCGAGTCGTGCACCCGATTACGGGCGTTCGTCAGATCACCAAGAAAGTTGTGCACGGGACTCACTATCTTATGGCTGGCTTGACTCTGCTTATGAGTGCCGGTCGCGAAGCTATTGTGGCCGCAGCCAAGGAACTGGGGTATGAAGATGCTAACTCGTGGACTCAGGAAAAACTCGTGGCTTTTTGCGACCAGCTTTCTCACAAGTTCCGACTACATTACCCAAGATTCCAGTTGGAGCATGACTCCCCAGACTCTTGGTATCGTGAGCTTCGTCGAGAAGTTGTTACCACGGGAGGATTCACTACCCCATTTGAGTTCTTCCAGCGATTCTCCAGCGACCCAAGGGATGATGCTACGCTCCGTGCTGTGGCGGCAACTGCTGGGCAAGCCGGCACTGCCGGTCGAATCAACATGGTCATGGAAGAACTGTTCCACGGATACATCCCGCCTCGATTCAGAGACGGTCCAAACCCTCATCGAGATGCTCGACCACTCACGGTTGGTCCTAGTCTCAACGGAGTTTCTACTCGACTACAAACGCATGACTCACTCACTTTTGACGTCAACCCAATGCATCCCAAGTGGCTGCAGGGAGTCAGAGATGTTTTCGAAGTCTTTTCCCGACCGGTGGTTATCAAGGGAGAGACGGTGGTTGTTGGAATCGAAGCTGACGTCAGCATTTGGTGGGCCGGTAAAGAGACCTACGGGATTCACTGTGCCGAAGATCTCCTGAAACCTATCAAGGACGATCCAGACGGATTCAACTGGCTACAAAAAATGTCAATTGATTACGTCCAGCCCGAGCTTGCTTGAAATTTCTTTCTGCGCTAGGTTCATAATCGTGATCCACCGCCACATGCAATCAACAGAAAGGAACGATTCATGGCCAAGGTTAACAGCAAGATGGCAGTCCTTGTTAAGGGACTCGAGAATCCGATCAACTTCGCCGGCGCGGCCAATGACAAGGCCCGTGTCCGACTCCTCCGCGACATGATCTCCAACGAGGAAATGAACCAGAGCGAGGTGCGATTCTATCTCGACAAAATGCAGCCGGAATGCCGCGCGTCTCTGTACGTGATGCTGACGGCTTTGGAAGCAGCAGTTACCTGATTCGATTTCTGGCGACGTCGAATCAGGAATCAGGTTGGCTGGCACGAGTATCGGAGGGAGGCTTCTCACCCTTCTAAAGCGTGCAGGGTTTCTGGTTTACCCTCGGGCAGATGATTCCCAATCTGATCAACGCATCAACAAGTAGAAGGGACTTGACGATGACAAAGATTCGCATACTCACGCTGAACGGACCTCTCGGCTCCGGAAAGACGTGGATCAAGAAGCAACTTGCTAGTACGCTGGCGAGTCACAGCATCAAGATGGCTTCCGCTAGCTGGCAGGACCCACTGCGTCGAGCATGTTACGCGTTGCTCAATGTGTCGGAATCAGTCGACTACGACACTTTCAAGGTTACGGACTATTTCGGCCGCACCGGACGTCAATGGATGATTGCTATGAGCGAAGACTTCGCCAAGCAATTTGATCCGCTGTTCTTCTCTCGAGTCTTGGCAGATACTCTCCGCAGCAGTCCTCTACCACATTACGGTCGGCACCTATTCATTGCCGATTCAAACGGCTTTGATACTGAGCTTTCTTTTCTGCGAGCGCAGACCGATATCGAAGTCTTAGCCGGCTGCATTTGTCCGCCTGACTCACCGCCTCCCGGTGAACGTTGGCGCCCAGACGACAGTCGACTCAATCTTTCGCACATGTGTGCTCAAGTCGCACCAACTTCGGGAGAGTTGCTTCCGAAGCTCATGAAATCATTGCAAATACGGGGATGGATTTAACCATGAATCGTTCGGCCAACACCGCATATACTAAATGGCATGAGTTGTTGGCCGATCCTCGCTTTGCCCCCTCGTCGCAAGCGATTCGAGACTATCTCTCGCTTTGCGACGGCTTGGAGTCACCGACTCCTTACCACATCTGGTCGTTCTTGTCTATGACCGCGGCACTCTGCGGAGAGCGCGTGACAATTGAACATGGGCCGATGGGAAATCTCCGACTGAATCTCGGCGTGGTACTCACTGGTGTACCCGCAGTTCGCAAGTCCACGGCTTTGACCATTGTGCAGAAATTTGCCGAAGGACTCCCGGTCAGTTACGGCCCGACTGACACAGCAGGTCAGCGTCAGGGAATCATGTCTGCTATGCTTCCGCGCTGGCAGAAAGAACCCAAGGACGAAGTCAATGACTTTGAGATCAGCACCGAAATGCTGAGTCAACTTGCTGAGATGGACACTGATTCCATTCATGCCAAGCTGCCTGATCCTGTGGAACGCAAAGCCAGCGAAATCTATTTCGTCTCAAAAGAACTAGGTCGACTCATTGCATCTACATCGCGTGAGCTATTCGACTTCTTTACCGACGGCATGGACGGCGAGACGTTTCACTATCAGCTCAAGAATCAAGTCATCAAAATCCACAAGCCTTTGATGAATTTGCTTGGCGCCACGACTCCGTCCAGCCTCGGCAACATGATCCCCAAGGGTGGTGAGTCTCACGGATTCCTATCTCGTCTAATCTTCGTCCACGCTCCGCATGTCGACAAGCCCGTTCCGATTCCACTGCAATGGTCCGAAGACCAACTGGCAATTCGCCAAAGCCTGCACGACCGCATGATGGAAAGCTACCTGAATCCGCATCAAACTCTGAAGTTGTCTGAATCGGCAGAGCAAACCTACGTAGACCTTTATAGTTATGTACCTGCTACGTCGGATATCAGGCTCTCCGCTTATGCCGGGCGTCGGGCGGTCCATTTGCTCAAGTTGGCGGGGCTGCTGGCATTCTTGCGTTGCGACCCGTCCAGAACAGTCACAGCGGCTGACGTGCGGCTTTCCCATGCGTTGTTGGTGCTCACAGAGGCCAACATGGAACGGTCACTCAGCGGCCTTGATTTGGGCTTTTACGGGCGGTTTATGTGCGCCCTTATTGAGTTGCTGGAAATGCAACCCGACGGCATTGTAACTTTACAAGATATCCAACTTCAATTGGGCCATCTCGCCCCTAAGATGGATTTGAATACTCTTCTGGATTCGCTTGTGGTGCAAGGCAAGTTGACCGCAAAGAAGAACGATGCGTGGCAACTGCAAACAATGCACGCTGATCACAGTTTGATTCAACTGCGAACAGCCTTCACGGCAGGGGGTGTGCCGTCGGCAGACGAATATCGTACTCACAAAGCCGGTATCCAAGGCATAGTAAAAGAAAAGGGGAACGCTGGTTGAATCCGGCGCTCCCCTTTTTTTTGTGCTTAACGCATTTCGTAGCGCCACGCCTCAAGTTGGGAATTCTCCGACTTGAGACTCTTGACGAGTTCTCGCATACCGCGAGTCGACTGCGTTGTCTTTACCTGCTCTTCGATCCACCGTTTGAAGTGAGCCGGAGAACCACCATTCTCGACGTACTTGTTGAACACGTCCATCGGGTTATACGGTTCGCCACTGCGAATCAGCGCCCGTGTCTCCTCACGCAGAGTCTCCATCCGCCCAGCCTGCCTACGACGCATTGTCGTGTTGGCATAGTAGGCGTCGATTTCACCCTGCTGTCGACTCGACCGAAGTCCCAGCAACCGGAGTCCTGTCTCCAGACCAGACTGAGTCTCAGAGATAATTTCGCCGGATGCTGAAACATCCTGTCCGCCATTTGCCAGCACGGTGATCGCACCCTTGAGTGCTCGATTCGGCATAGAGCGAGCCAAGATTTCCGTCAAGTACCGCTGCGTGACCTGCCCTTCCTCGCCATCTGTGATTCCATTTAGAATCGCACCGGCTGCTTCAAGCGTGCCACCTGCAACGTTCTTCACCATGCTGAGACCTGCCATCAGCTGAGTTGGGTCAAGACTCGGAGAGCGGAAGTTCATGTCACCACGTGTGTAAATGGCAACTCCTTCCCCACCCAAAATCTTGGTGATCTCTTGGAATCCACCGTTCGCAACGATGGACCCAACTGTTGGCCCGTACTTCGCATAGATCGCATCGGTGAGAGTCGCTTCCGGATTGGAGTTCGGCCCTACACCCATGCTCTGCATCAAGTTCTCGACTGCATTGTAGCCGGGCATTGATGCGACTCCGAAGAACGCCGACTGCATAGCCAGCTGGCGTCCGACGCTTGCATAGTCACCAGTTTCCATCCAGCGGAAGAGTCGCTGGTTGTACTGCTGCACCCAACTCGTAAACAATCCGAACATCGAACCGAATGACGTCTGGAAAAGCTCCGGACGATTCAACGGATTGTAGTTCGCGATGGCCTGATTGGCGACGTTACGAGCGAAGCTATGGCGGGCTTCAGTCCCAACGATGCCGTTCAAATCAGCTAGTCGCAGACCCACAAAGTGTGACCATGTGCGAGACATGGACTCAGAGGTATCTGCGGCAAGAGCAGCAAGACCGCCCACACCCTTGTTCGCAACCCAGTCCTTCAACTCCTTAGGCGACTTCGGCAACTTGCCGGGAGCAACCCTGCGAGTCTTATCACCCGACATCACTCGCATGAATGTCGTCTTCGAGTCGATCAGCGAAAGCTGCTTGTTTAACTCTGCAATAGACTGAGTCGTATCCCCGTTCTTGACCATGACATCCCAGTCGGCGTGCTTGGCCGCGTTGAGCATGTCTTTGAATCCGCCGGCGAGAATGCGATAAGAGTCAACAACTCCAACTTTGGCGCCGGAGTTAAGTCCGATCGACGCCATCAGCGGAGTGTTGGGGCTGCGCAGAATGCTCGGCATGTTGGTGACGATACCGACCAGATTCATAGCAGCGTTGGGGATTTCGAGCCAACGCAAGAGGATGTTTGCGGTGAGTCGGTTGACCCCATTTGCGAGGTCCTTGACTTCAGGCGGCACACTGACTCGCAGATTTGACTCCGCAAAGTCCATAGCGTTCTTGTAGGGTGTGTACGGACCCAGCTGCTCTGCCAACTCGTCAAAGGTTTTGAACCCCTTGATTCGTGACATGCCCAGCTTGTGAGTCAGGTCTTCGATCCACTTCGAAAGCTGCGTCGAGCCGATAGCCTTTGCGAGTGGCCAACCGGAGTCAATCACAGATTGCGTCAGAGATTCGACAGCGCGAACTGCTTTCGTCCCCTGACCCGGCTTGACACTCGTGAGAGGCTTGCCAAGAATCGTGGCTTCCCATTCATCCCAGATCGTCCGTCGCTCGACTCCACCAACTGCGTTCTCAGCAGCGGCACGGGCGCGAGCAATTGAAATCTGCGAGTCATAGAGCGAACGCACGGTCCCATTCGTGATGGCCTTGACTTTTTCCTGGACCCACTCGAGCGATTCTTCCAGAGCATTGTTGTTGACTCGGTCGCCAAAGATAGCGCCGCTCTGCCCTGCTTTTTTTGACCCAACGAATCCAGGATCGACCCAGTTCATTTCCGCAAGGTCCCAAAGATCATCAGTCGCTTCAATTTCGCTTTGCGAGTAGAATCGATGTCCTTCGCCTTCCGCATCCAATTGCTGGATTTTGACTCGGCGAAGCTCATCAAATTCGGCCTGATTGTTCGCCACAATGGCACCACCAGGAACTGTTTTGCCAGTGCGATCGATCGTGAAGCCAATGATTTTCCCCTTTGTATTCGGTGGAGGAATGTACCACTCTTTTGAATCGAGTGGGCTAAGCCCTCGGCTCATTCTCACTGCGTTGGTATCCTTCAGGAGTCCACGAGCAGCGATCTGGAATCGCTCCACGTAGTCTAGTCCGACTTGATCCAACACAATCGGGCGGCCAGTTGCAGCATCTGCCAGCAACTCACCTTCTTGCACCGGACGACCGAGTCGCTTGGCATTGCGAGGCGTAGGCAGAAGTTCGAAGGCTGCAAAGCCATCATCCACCTGTACTGTGCCGCGCTTCAAGTCCCAACCACCAGCCTTGGAAAACCACTGGTCGACGAGAGTCTTGCTGCCGCGATTCGCCACTGTGGCAAGCCGGTCCTGGGCGCCGTTGAAGACGTTTGTCAGAATCCGGTTTGTGTTTTCCTCAGTGATTCGATCGATAACTTGCCGTGTGCCCAGTGTGCTGAGCATCTGCTTCTGATCCCTGTACCGCTGACTGCGAGTCAGAGCAGTACCGAGTCCTTGATCAAATGCTCCGCCGGCACCGGTGATCTGATCCCGGGCCATTCCGAGAATATTCATCGACTCCCGATACTCCGGAAGCTGATCAAGCGTGTCGACCAGTTCCCTTGTGAGGAATCCCTTGCGCAGCTGTTGATGCCGATACATCTTGTTTTCGGCCTGCGCAATGACGAGGTGATCACGAGTGCCATGCAACTCAGGCTGGACTCGACTCAGATCGGCAAACCCAACGATGACCGGACGCCACTCACCAGTCTCTGCCGACCGGTTGAAGTTGAACATGTCACCGAGAATCTCCGGATCCTTCGTCTTGATTCCAGTCCGCAAATCGCTCATGTCGAGCAACTGCTTGCGAATCTCCTTGAGTTCTTGCGCCGTGACCTTTTGCTCTTTGAGCACGGTGTTGAGCACCTTGATCATGGATTCGCCGGCACCATCATGCAACCGCTCAAGACTGCCCGGCAGCGGAAGATTCAGCTTGGCACGATCCCAGAACGTGAGGGCGCCTTTCGTCTGCTGAATCGACACAGCTTCCTTCGCCTTGAGACGCAGGGACTGCACAACGGCTGAGTCAGTCCCGTCGATTCCTGCGTACGAGTTGAAGTCAACCTTGCCACCCTTCTTCTGATATTCCAAACCGAAGTCGATCTGGAGCCAAGTCGGATTCTTCGGCAGCGTGAAGACCTGATCGTTCGCCCGCATACGCGAAGCAACCTGAGTCAAACCTTCGTAGACCTGAAGCTGATCCCCAAAAGACATCTTGCCGAAGTCCTTGAGATTGGCGCTTTCATTGACACTGACTCGCTTGCCACTCGAAAGATCGATTCGGTAGTCAAAGTTCCCGCCGCCCTTGACCGAACTCTTCAACGTGACTCGACCCGGCTCGAACTTCGAGAACTCCTCCAGCTCTCGGCTAAGCGGCATCCACGACCCATTGACGAGTCCCAGCGCCTCCTGGCTTTCCAACCTACGACCAAGCCTTTTCATCTCAATCGAATCGGAATTGAGCAACCCCTTGATATGCTCCGCGCGCATTTCTTTGACGCGAGTCACATCGGCAATGCCCATCGAATCAATGCCCAAGAACGTGGACGGATCGGCGTGCCCAGCTTCAGTGAGGTGACGGCCAGCGGCGGCAGTGCGGGCGTCACTGATGCTGAAGCTGCTGTTCGGGACTCCCGGAAGACCCTTTGTGGTGATCTTCTGAAAGCTCTGGCGTGCCTGCATTTCAACCTGTTTGGACTCGGCATCGATAAGTGCGCGCCGATTCGCAGGAAGATTCTCAGGCGCCAGCTGCCTTGCCTGCATGAGCAGACCTGTGAGATTCGCCGACTCCTTGTACTCGGACTTATCAGCCAACTTGGCCAACTCTTCCGCATCCGGAGCAAATGCACGAATCGCAGCGAAGCCATACGGATCACTCGCAGCAGCCCGACGACCCATTACCTCTTCCGAGTTAGCGATCTGTCGGACTTCATACCGTGCACCGAGTGCGCCGAGTCCACCCGTGATACCCACGCCAAGAGCCAGTGCCACCAAATTGGTCGACGTATCATCAGACCACAGCTCACTGTTCGTGTGAGTCACGGCAGCGACCGCAGCTTCCTGCACTACGCCAGAGCCTACACCCTTAGCGACTCGCGCGGCCAAAAGCTGTCGGCCCCCTGCCGTGCCCAACACACTCATGAGCTGACCGTCGACTGCGGCAACGACTGCGGAGTCCATAGCCGCAGCGCGCGCCCCACCAAGCATCTGCTCGCCCATCTTCCAGAGTCGAGTGTTGCTGAGCGCAGTGCTGGATGCAAGCCTTGCTCCCAGTGCCGGCACGAGGTATGCCTCAGCGAGTCCAGCTGTAGCCACTGCGGCCACGATACCACTCGTGAGTTCGACCCCAGACTTATTGCGTTGTGCAAAGTCCGCGAGTCCCGAAGCTCCCATCCCGCGCGCCCCACTCCACACATCGCCACGCTGCATCGGAGTCACAGCACTCGTGACCATGTCCGCCATGTCAACACCGGCAGCTGCGAGGAACTTGCCGGCGCGGACGATGGAGGATTCAGTGGGGTCTTCGCCGTATTGAGTGGCAAAGAGGTTGGTGGTCATCTGGCTGCGACGCTCGAGTGCCTCCGGAGAATTATCGTCCGGAGTCATCCCAGTCATCCCGCCTGGAGTCATACCAACTTTCGGCGTTATGAACTGGGCAGAGCGAACGCCTTGATTCAGTAGATTAAGATCTACCATGTTACTTCCCTTCTTGCATCAGCTGCTCATACCAGCCATAGCTGCGCTGAGCAACGGTTCGACGAAGCCATGCGTGGGGCTGGAATCCCATGCGAGGCTGTCCGGGTCCTGGCCGCCAGAAAGTGTTGCCCATTACCGATTCCAAGTTATTGACAATCTTGGGGCGGTTTTGAGCGACCTTCTTCAGAATCTTGGCGACCTGAGGGTCTTGAGTCATGTTGGCGTCGATCGCCTGTTCGATCAGGGTGTTGATATCGTCGTAGTCGCGATTCGCCTTCTGGGCTTCCGCAACGATCGGCAGCACAAAACCCTTCATAAAGGTCTGACGTTCGCCATCGGTCAGCGAGTCGTCAAATTGAAGCAGGGCGGCCTGTCGATGGCTGGGATTCAGATCAAACGAAATCATCTGCTGATATCGCTCGGATTTCTTCCCATCATAGTCCTCAGCAGCACTCGCTAGAATCATCGAATAAGCACCCATCTGCTCAGTCTCGATCTTGTTCGCGAATCCTTCCATGACCTGTGCCTGCACACCCGTAGCACTCGCAACTTGCGCATTCTTCTGCTGAGTCTGCTGCACGTAGCCGCTGCCGTTCTTGACCCACCAATCCGCATAGCGTTTGCCAAGCCCGGACTCGCGCGAGTCGAGATCCATCATCAGCTCTTGCGTCTGGATACGGGCGAGGACTGCAGCGTCGGCTTGAGTCACCTTGCCAGGCACTGGATTCCCACTCAGAAACGTTGCCATTTCCTCGTCATTCAACCCGTAGGTCTGCTGGAAGCTTGCGAGTCCACGCTGGTCGGCGGACCCGATGAGCCCAACCAAGCTTTCCGGTGTGAATCGGCCAGCGAGTGGATGATCCGGAGCAAACACCTGGCCACTCACAATTGCTTCTGAGCGTTGGGTAATCGATTCCTTGACTCCCTGCTCCAGCGCTTGCTGAATCGCCATCTGCTTAATATCGTCATCCTTCAGATCGCCGTTGAACTGGTTCGCCTTCTTGATCGTCTGGTACTTCTCGTTGTAAAGCTGGCTGACTCGCTTAGCTTCTTTCGCTGGCAGCACGTCTTCGAGTGGAGCACCCTTCTTCAAGCGAGTCTGGATCGCCGATTCCACAGAGGCCTGCGGAGGTTGATTCCCGCGATAGGTCTCCAAATAGATATCGTTCATGTCCTTGTCGCCCTTGGACTTGAACTTGGCTTCCTGCTCGATTCGCTTGTCGAAAGACTCGCGAGCCGCAACCAGAGTTTTGTTGGCTGAGTCAATCAGCTCAACTGGGATCGGCTGACCGCTCTTCTGGTATTCCTGCAAACTGGATGTCACAGCCACCAGCATAGAGCGATAACCCTGCGCTGCCGACTCCAACGGCGAACCCTTCGGGATGTTCGGAAGAGTGCGTTCCAGATCTTGAATCGCAGGAGCCAAAACGCTGGCGCCGAAATCAGTGAACTGGAAGATCTTGGAATCGCGCTCGATCGCAGCCGACATAGCAGTCTGCTTCGTCTGATATACCGACTGGATATCAGCCAGCGAGTACTTGTCTGATCCGTTGAGCAACATCGGACGAAGTTCCTCGACCGACATGGTCTCCAACTCTTTCTTTGCCAACTTGGCATCGAGATCGAGTCGATTGGCCTGACGAGCAAGCGCACGATTTTCGGAAATCAGCTCTCGCTCATCAACAGCTTCCATGCGCGCCTGAAGAATCCCAGGCTGAATCATGATACCATCGACGTCGATCGGCTGCCCATTGGACTTGGTCGCCAGAGCCTTGAGCTGCTGAGTCGACATCTGCATCAGCGCAGTTTCCTGCATTGCTGCCTGAGTCTGCAGAACTCCAGCCTTGGTCGATACCGCCTTGACCTGGCTGTCAAGCAACTCGTTCTGCTGCTGCAACGTGAGAGTCGCTGCATTGAGCTCTCCCTGCCCTGCGGCAAAGTTCGCCTCAACCGCCTTGCCCAAGTCCGCCATCGCCGCCTGCTTGAGTCCAGCGACCTGCGTGCTGACATTCATCATCTGCGTGGCTTCGGCGACTCGCTTGCTGCGACCGCTAGCCGTGTACTTGCCGGGATCGACAATCTCGTTGCCGATCGACGTCAGGAAGTCCAACGGATTCCCAGAACTGCGAAGAGCTTCCTGCTCCTCTTTGCCGGCCTGCGTATCCGACACCGTCTTCAGAATCGGAGCGAGTGAGTCAACCAGCTGCTGCGAAACCGATGCCTGCTGAGAAGCGATCTCCGCAAGCTGCTGATTGGCTTGTTCGCGCTGTTGATTCGTCTGCAACTCTGCCTGCTGCTTGACTCGCAACGCATTGGCACTTGCAGCGATGGCATCGGTGAGTCCACCAAGACCGAAGTCCATGGTAGTGCCGTTTTGCTTTTTCTCGGCCATTGATTAGTTCTCCCCGATTCCCTCGAACAAATTCCCAAAGCCGGAAGCCCAGTTGAAAGGCTTCGATTCCTTGCCTGTGGCTTTGCTGGATGTATTGGTTTTGCTGGTCTGCTCCTGAACCGATGTTGTCTTTTGATCGACTTTCTCGGTCGTAAGAGCTTCGCCGCCTTTGAGCGCGCCCAGCAGACTCGCCATGTTGGCGTCCAAGCTAGTTGTCAGTTGCGTCAAAGTAGTTGCTCGATTCCGGCCAATCTCCGCCGCCCGAGCCGTAGCGTCTCCGCGAATGCCGGCAATGTTTGCGGCATCTTCGTTTCTGATTCGACTCTCGAGAAGTTGAACGGCCGAGTTGCCAGTAGACCCACCCGCAGCCATGCGGACAGCATTTGTCGCTGATTCAGTTCGAGGACGCAGTGCAGATTCGGCAGCGTTCACCGTCGATCGAATGTAAGCATCCGAGTCGAATCCACCTGTACCAGACTGCGCAGCGAGTTCAGCGGCGATAGCGCCCCCAGCATCCTGCGAACGGCCGAGGCTCTCTGCAGTTGCCTGCTCAAGAAGCTTCAGGAATCCGTCCGAGAATTGCTGGGAGTTCGCCGATCCGACCGATTGCGCAGCTTCGACGCCAGCCGATTTGGTTTGAGTCGATTGCGAACCGGTAGAGCTCTGAGTCGCATTCGTCGTATCGCCGGCTCCACCACCGATGAAGTTAGACAGAAGCTTGGTGCCCCCGAGAATCGTAGAAAGCCAGCCCGACATGATTCAGATCTCCTTAGATTTTCGGCTCATAGCTGATCACATCAGCCGCATCGACGGTGATGGCAGCAATTGCCGTGTTGTTGACTGCGGCCGACGAATCGACGATCGGAGCCAGTGAGTAGTCGACGACCATGACCATGTTGATCGGGTCAGGATTGGTCGGAATCGACGGAAAAAACCAGAACGGCTTGCCGAGACCCGGCCGCGTGATGACACTGTTTCCGACATTGAGCGCCGGATTCGTCGTGATCAGCTTGTTGATCGTTTCGCCGTTCTGCAGAGTTTCATAAATGAGTTTGCCCATGAGTCACCTGATTGCTGTAATCTCGACGTTGAACTTCTCCGGATCAGCGGAATTGCCGTTGCTGTCCGTCGATTCGACAACAAAGTAATCCGGATACTTTTCGATCACACGCATAGACATGTCGTGATCATAGACTTTGGGGTAGTAATCCAGATTCTCGAAGTAATCAACCAAGTACACTTCGTAGAGTCCGGGCGCCACCCATGCGATTCCCATGATGCTGGAATCCACGGCCGTCACGCTGGTGATCTCACCTTCGAGAATCTCCAGATCGTAAGCAGCCGCGTAGAATTGAACTTCGACTTCTGCCGGAATCTCCTCCGGCGGAACATACGGCGGAATGACGTTGCCGAGGGCTTCCCACTCGGCAATTTCACGGCGATGACGATTCGACATATCATCTGGGACAAACAAGGTCTGTTCGTCCAAGATAACGACAATCAAACCAAATTCATTGAATCCAGCAACTTCCATGATCACAACTCCGCATCAGCTTGATACGTGCCAGAATTTTGGCGCGCGGCATTTGTCGTGGATCGACCGAGACCTGCGCTATATATGTTGACTTGAGAGCTTGAGAAAGTTCCGTAGTCGGATGTACCAGTTACGGTCGGAGTCGTTCTTTTTTGTGTGCGCCAATTCACATTTGCGTACACAGATGCAATAATGTCACCATTATTGCCGCCATAAACATCAATCCATTCGCCACGTTCATAGAATCGCTCGCAGAGAACTTTTTCTTGTGCAAGCAAACGAGGAATAAACGGATCAGCTTCATTTCTTGCATCGCCGATTCGAAACGAAACGTGTTGAATGTCAAATGTGCCGCTTTGGTGGCCAAGATTCTGTGTTCGAGCATTGAGTGTAGACCCAGCGTCAAACCAAAACCAGACAGCCGTAAAGTCATTCAGATTAGTGCCGAGAGTTTTTCCGCTGACAGATGGCAAGTCAAACACCAATGAGTACTTTTGCCAGGTTGTGTTGAGCGTTACTCGTTGTGCTCCGATTCCTTGAATTTCAGCCGACGGCGCTCCGCCGGTGCCGAAATTCTGGTCGAGGCTCACAGCAATATCTTTTGACGAGTCAGCTTTGGCTTCAAATGTGACAGTAATTCGCTTACCGGCCCACTTAGCTACTTGCTCCACTCGTTGAGTCATGCCGACGTAATTGGCAGCACCTGCGACTGACGTAGCAACGTGGCGCATGAAGTATTTTGCGCCATGTGACCGATCACCTAGCACGTTGACTTGTCGACTCGCTACTTTAGTCGAGCCAGCATTACCGCAAAGCCACCGATCGGTGCTGCCATAGTTTGAGCCTGTTTGACTCGTGGCTCGCTCCCAAAAATCAAAGTCACCGTTGATGCACTCATTCGCAGCGTGCACCGGGCCGCCGTTGATCGAAAGAATCTTGCTAATCGCTTGACTGCCCATATCAAGCGGACCGGACATGGTATCACCCGACTTGCTGACCTTGGTAGCCAAATCACCAGACGTCACACCAGTAGCAAGCACCCAAGCCTGCCATACGCCGTCGAGTCGTACGCGAACCCAAATCTTCGCAGAGTTGTCGCGCTCGACCAACATTTGCATGACGTTATCGGTGGACTGCGCGGAGACAATCAGCGCAAGATTCCGAGTTACGCCAGTGTCGATCGACCCAGGCAAATTCGCAGCCGACGAAGGATCGACGGTGTAGAATCCGTCATACCATGCATCGTCCAGATCCGAGATTGGCTGAGCAGCCAGTTGCAACGCATCCGGCATAGCCTGGTCAAGAATCCGCCACGTACCGGCAGTCGCGGTATTAGCGATCTTTTCGAACAACGAACGAATCACCAGAGGTGACCAAGGGCGAACCTGCGCAGATGCCGCAATCAACTCAGGTGTGCCAGCATCATCGGCAACTTCAACGCTGAGTCGTGTGCCCTGAGTCACCACAGCAGGGTTGACAAAAATCTCAGCAAAATCCCGAAGGTGCACGACCGGAAAACCGCCAGGAGTCACGCCGTCCATCAGACGGAGAGTCCACGTTTGCGTGTCGATCAGCACCTGACGTGGAAAACCATTGTATACATCCAAAACACCGGTCGTTGAACCGGGGAATCGGACAACTTTATAATCGCTCGGAAAGGTCATTTTTGATTCTCCTATTACGACCAGGACGACCAGGTTCCGGCGGTGCGTCGGCGTGTGTAGATGGTATTGGTTGCGTCAGTCATCGAAATGACTCGTTGAATGATGACCTCAACATCTGTCTCGGTCACACCGGCAAAAACAGTCAGTGCGCCACTCTGCGCTCCGAGTCCTGCCGGCTTGTTATCTGCGGTTGGGTTGGCAACATAATTGCCAGACTCCAAAGCTTGATTATAGTCCGCGATCTGAGACTCGACCTTAGCAGAAAGACGACCACTAAGTCGAATCACAGGATCAGCAGCGCCGTTCCCATTATCGACCAAGACTCCGCCTTCACCTTTCAGTGTGCGGAGTCGATAGGTCCCTTTGGCTGTACGAGCCATGAATCCCCGAAGGTCTGAAGCGAACTTCACTTGGCCGAGATCGTGGTCGACGGACATAAAGAGTCGCTTCAGCTGCTCCAAGTTCGGGAGTCGCCAACCACCTTTCCGGCGGCCGTCGTGAAGACGCAACTCATTCCGCTGCGTATCCACAGTAAGCTGACGCGCTGGCCCAGTATACGCGTCCTGAATCGCCGTGATGTCACCCGGCTGCTGGACCTTCTTATCGATAGGTGTCACCATGGTCTGAGTCCCATTAAATTTGCTGTCCGGCCGAATGTACGGTCAGCGCCAGCGTGCGAATGTGAAATTTATCGCCGATCTGACTTGTCGAATAGCGTAATCGATGATTATGTCCATGCGAGAAGCAAGTCCAGAAATCGATATCAGCCTTTCGAATCGCCAGTGCCGGCTCGACCACCAACTCGCCATCATACCCGTCAAGGTCTGAGATGACTTCCAACTGGTAATCGTATTGATTCAGGCAAGCTTGCGGCCCACCCCAATCTTCGTCTTCTTCGGTCGACTGATTCCAGTCATCGAGGCCAATCGGCTCAACACCGCCTTCCGGAGTATCTCCCCAGTCCTCAGCAATGCCGAAGTTATTCCAGTCAAACGACGTTGGGCCAATGACTGAATCGTTGTAGTCGACCGACTCCGAAGACCCAATCAAGTTCCAGTCCTCTTCCGGTCCTGAAATAGCTGCCACGTCATCCCAGTCATCAGAGTAATCCAAAAGACCAAACTTGTTCCAGTCTTCAGCATCCGAATAGAACCCAATGTTCCAGCTGACCGCCGCATTCGGGCCGTTCCAGTCTTCAAGAATCCCTTCTTCGATCGCACGAGTTGTGTTAACCGTGGTTTGGATTTCCTGAATCTCAAAGTTCAGATCAGCAGCGGGAGCACCTTCAGTGGGCCGAATGAACGCTAATTCAACCCACGAATCCAACGCCGACTGCAAGCCTTCCGCAGATTCATTGAATGGGCCTTCGTGAATCTGTCGAACGAATCCGTCAATATCCACATACCCGAAAGCGTAGTCATCAGTGGCAATGCGAATGAATCCATAGTGATTTTCCGAAAAGAATCCCCACTTGTCGATGTTGACACTCAGCACTGGCGTCTGGTTGAACACGCCAGTTCGATCCATGACTTGCAAAAAGAGTAAGTCCTCTTCCTGTAAATACACCGGCCGAACCACGATATCGGATTTCCCTTTCAAGAATCCGCGCAACCACTCATTGAACGCAGGTGCGATTGGCTCGATCTGCCCAGACGACGTTACACGCTGGAGTCCAGACTTTGTGACCACAAGCGTAGACCCGTCGGCCATATCACACCAAGCTGCCCCTGCGAGAAGCAACTGCTCAGTGTTGACTCGGTCCCAGCGATACACCGTGTCAGTCGCCGTGTATTCTGCAATGATGACTCCGCCGTCAGTCCAAACCAAGAATCCACCCTCGAAGCTGGTGATTGCTCTGGGCAAACCAGGAATCAACTCAGCAATGACCTGGAAGCCGGCACCACCAAGAGCAGGAGTCAAATCATCGCCATTAAACGGCGCTGACCAACTAACGAGGAACTTTGACAGAATCACCAGACGGCCATTGTTTTCGATGATCGCTAGCACATCTTCCGGAGTGTCCGTGGTTCCAGCATACGGAGTCAACGTGTCGTCAGCAACTTTGCTGAGTCCGTGCTGCGGATGGCAAACATAGTTGGCATAGCCGACATACGCATGAGTCCACTTTTCATCCGCAGGCGCGGGAGAATACGGCGTTTCCAGCTCTGCCATCTGATGCCAGTACTGAATCAACGCAGGGGCATCCGACGACATTGCAAACGGCCACCGACGTTCGATGATGCGTTCACTGGAAAACACCAGAGTCCGATCAGACATCGTCAGCGATTCAACAGGATAAATCCCATCGCTGATTTTCAGATCGCCGAGCGTTGTCGTGCCGTAAAACGAGCGAGGCCCGCGACTCGTGAAGAAATAGTTCTTGCCGTCACGAACAAAAAGACTCCCACTCTCGGAAGCTTTCACTTCGACAGCAGGAGTCCAGGATTGGATCTCAGGGAATGAAATCAGAGCCGAGGGCATTAAGGGCCTCCTTCTAGCACTTCGATTCGCTTCAGAAGTGCGTCTTGAGTTTTCATCAAATCATCGATGAGCTTTGATTGAGTCGTCACCAAAGCATCAAGGTCCCGGCAATCCTTGATGATCTCATCGAGGTCGACTTTGCGACCGAATCGCCGGAACCTATTGCTCATAACGTACTCCAATCATACGGCTCGTTCTTGGTTGGTGCCGCAGTATCCAGCGTGAACGCATTCAGCTGCTTCAACAACATTGCATAGAAATCCGCATTTGTGTTTGCGGATTCAACGACAGGATCTGCCATCCCGTCAGTAGCTGGCCTAGACTCAGACTTCGGCTTATTTCTGTCCTGAGAACCGCTGTTCCCAGAACCGAGTCCATACCGAGCACCGCTATTTTCGCGATAGCTCTGATCAACAGTCGAAGAGTTGAAAAACCCTGCGATTCGTTCGCCAATGCTGTTAATCGGCTGGCCTTCCGGGCCCTCCGAATTCCATTCGGGCGAATTGCGAATCCCGTCTTGAATCGTGTCAAGCATATACCCAACAGGATTCATTACAGCGCCGACCACATTCTTGCCGACAGCCAAAGGATCTTGAGTCTTCAACCCAACTTCAAGTGCCCCAAAACCGCCACGTCGAGTAGTCTTCGGCTGAGTCGGAGCAGCAGGTTCAGGTTGGCCTCGCGCTTTTCGACCATCCGGAGTCGTGACCATCGGATCTCGATAGCCAGGCATTGGCTGCGATTCCTTTGGCATTTCACCAGCAAAGGCATTCTTTGACCCCAGCAACTCGTCGAACGCGCTGGTGAGCGCATCAGTGATTCGACTGACACCGCCCGAGTACGCAACTGAAACCGGCGCGCTATTTTGAAAGTCTTTTTTGCCTGCTTCGTACGGACTTTCTTTGCCGGGCTTAAACCCTTCGACTCGCTCCATCGAATCCAGCATGGCCGTACGCTGTGCAGGAGACAGATCAGAGAGTCGAGTGTTGGGGTCAACACCAATGTCCTTGGCTACTGTTTTGGTGTAACCCTTGGTATTGTTCTCGTGCGGCGGAGCATACCGAGAAATTGCCTCGGCAAGAGTCTTGTCTTTGTAATTCTTGCCTTCAAACAGCAACGATTCTTTGGCTTTGCGGCCAGCTTCGTAGCTTTCGTAAACTGCGAATCGACCATCGGTACCAATAGCCCCAGTTTTTTTAGCGAACTCGCCATACTCGATGTTGCCGGGGTTGTTGTTGCGCCAGTTGCGAGCGCCCTGTCGAGTCACGATTGAACCGTCAGCTAGCTGCACCGTGGTGTACCCAGCGCCAGCTTCGATGACCGACCTGAAGCTGTTTACAGGATCGCCGACTCCAAAAGCTGAAGCTAATCCGCCAATGGCTTTGTCGATCGCAGGCGAAGTCGCACTGCGCAAACCACCAGTAATGCTGGCTCCGATCGACGAAAGTGCATCGCCGACTCGAGAAGCAAGTCCAGAAGTGCGTTGATCACGCTGACTGCCTCGACCATCGGAGTTACCACCGCCAAGACTCGCCTTGCCCTGACTAGCTGAATTGCGCGAATCACGCTGGGAACCACGGCCATCGGAATTTCCATCCCCTTTGCCGATTCCGCTACCGCCTACACTGCGAGCCGACTGAACTTGGTCTCGTTGACTCCCGCGACCGTCATTGTTGCTAGGAGATTTACTGCCGCCACCGCCGCCAGGAGTCGACTTGGAACCGCCACCGCGATTCGCGTTTTCTGGATCTGTCATACCCATAGTCAGACACCCTTCTCGGTTAGCGCACTTTTCAAATAATGAATGAGTCGCCGAATATCATCAGACAACTCTTCAATGACTTCCCGCTCGCGCTTTTCCTTACGAGCGGTGTCATCGTGTATTTCAATCAACCGATCGATCAGCAACTGAATCGCTTTGGTAAGCTGCGCAATTGCTTCGTTTCCGGCCGCATTCGGCACAGACGGAACTTGTACGTCTTCCGGTTTGATATGCTTGGCTTTCACCCACCCAAGACTCACTGCGAGTCCACTGATAACAGCAACGACAAATGCACTAGCGTACTGAATCAGCTGGGAGATTTCATTTGCCGACAATACGACGGTCTCGCCTGCCATTTTGGTAAATCCTTGCGTCCATGATTCCGTAGTAGATCGCGCCGAACTCGGAAGCTACCATAGGCAGCGAGAATCCCAGCATGACCGCAAGTAAGTTGTCATAGACTTGATACGAGATAAAAAGTCCAACCGACAGCATTGAAAATGTGACTACCCCCATTATAGCCCTGGCTACTCGAATCCATGGCGTCACCGACTCCATCGATCCATTTACCAGCAAGCCAATGATTCCGAGCGCCCCCGTGCCCGTCAGCAAATAAGCCCAACAATACTCAGGCATCCACACCGCCATAGCAATAAAGACACGGCTGTTATCGAACGAATCCTGAGGATGCCACAAGATTAGCCCAATCGCAAGCAGTTGACTCGCTGCCAACCACTCCAAAGCGCGGTCGCGAAACTTGTGTTTGATTCGGCACAAGATCGCTTTCATGAGTCCGCGCTTCGGCATTTCGTCGTCTCCTCCGTACACAAACCACTCAGGGGAGGGAAGTTGTCCGGCTGTCCTTATAACACCCGAACTCTTGAACACGGAGTTGATTCCGCGCAATTGCTCGTGCTGCTGGTTCATCGTTTTTCACCAAGTATCTGTTGGTCGACGGCTGAGTCTTGATGTTGACTAGCACGTCGCACGGTTGAATTCCAGTCGTACAGCTAACAACCACCAAGGATGTCGCAGAGAGCAGACTCATCCGCATCGAAAACGAGATTATCGATTTCACTGATTTGCTCCTTGGTTACGAGTCGCTCTTTGACCAGTGCATTCTTGACTGCCTGCTTCCCTTGCGCAGAACCGACAAGATACACTGGAATCGAAACTAGGGGCACCGCGATAAGTGCCCCCAGCCCCATCCAAAGCCATTTCATCAGATGACTTCTTCCGAACGAATCCGGCGATAGAAGTAGTACGCCGCAGTGGCGCCCATGATGACGACAACGCCGGCCAGGCCGTATTGCAACGGCGGTGAATCCGCAGTAGCCGAAATGATGGTCGTGATCAACGCTGCGATAGCCGACAGGGATTCGGGCTTCGAGATTGCGTCGGTTGCGGTGGGCTTGCTCGGAATCGCAGGTGCTTCCATCTGCGGTGCGAGCTCTTCGGGCTGCTCCATCGGAGTCGACGGAGTCTTCTGCGTGTTCGGGAAGTCAGCAACCTGACGAACGTATTCGTCGTAGATCTGAATGCCGAATCCAATGACACCAGGCTGACGCTTGAACACGCCCTTGGGATCGACGCCGGTGAGTCGATACTCCCAGCCACGACCATTGGATGCCCAGCCTTGCTTGCCCTTGATCTGTCGGCAGAATTCGAGATGCCGGAGAACAAAAGCAGTGATCAGCGCCGGGACTCCCTCAGACCACTTCGTCACGCCATTCATTGTGGCAGGACCAAAATGGCCGTCGATCTTTTCGTTGTAGAGCCCATAAGCTTGCAGAACGATCTGCAGGATCTTGACTCCGCGACTTGGTCCGGACATGACTGCTGTGTTGAACATGGCGTAGTCGAGACCTGCAGGAAGCTGATCGCAGCCAGCCATCGGCCAGTAGAATCGACGATAGATTTCTTCAGCGACCGCCAACGTGAGGTTCTTGACCTCATCCACTGTTGCCTGGCGGCCATAGAATCGGCTCAGAGTGCCGATTGTGATTCCGTACTTGGTCGGGCCACCCCGATCCGTTTTTGCATTGACGTAACCACCTTCATGCCCGAAGTTAATCACCAATGCTTTTTTCAGCGTTTGTCGCATATTGATTCCCTTCTACGACGAGCCAAATGTCCCGATGTTGGAAGCTTCAGTCTCCTGCATACCTTCCAACGCCGACATGTACTGCGAGTAGTTGGAGCGCGCACGATTCTGATCATCCATACGCGTGTAAGCCTTGGCTCGCAGACCAGACTTCAACATTTCCTCGTGACGCTGAATCAACCAGTTCGTGGTCTTCTCCATTGCGTCGGCGAGATTCTCAGTTGCGCTGTCTGGCTGAGTGTAAAGCCCGGTTCGCAAATCGTAAATCAGCGGACGAACCTCTGACTTCTTGTAGTACGACAAAGACTTAAGATACTCAAACCACGACAGTCGAATCTTGGCTCCTGTTCTGCCGGCGCCAAACATGGCGATCATCGGACCAGAACGGTACCAGCGATAGAGATCGCTGAGATTCGACGTAACCGGGCGCATAGCCACGGTAGGATCGCGATGAGTCGCATACTGACGTGGGCCCATGAAATACACTGCTTCCATGGCCTGCCATCTCGCGACTCGTGGGATAGCCCACAGAAAACTGCCGTTGTCTTGCACTGAATCAATTACGACTTCGAGTTCGAGTCGATTGTCGTTGAAGAACACCGGCAGTTTTGTCTGGGCGTGCGTATGCACCTCCCGCATAACCTGATTGAGGAAGCCCGGCAACATATTGATAATGTCAGGACGAATCAGCTCGATAGCAATTTCGTCGATGATTTGGCTGAACGTTGTCATGGCTTCCTCAATTAGTCTGCGGAAAGTCGAATCAGGAATTCTTGATCGACTTGGGGTCCTTAATCGACCGGCTGGTCAGCATACCGCGAATTGCCGACGATGCATCGGATTCGACAGCGGCCGCGGCCTGCCAGTTGTAGGCGACGATGTTGACCTTGTCCTGGCCACCGAGAGTCTTGTAAAGTTCGGCGAAGAGCTCGAGTTCTTCCATCGTGTAGATGTAGAGAATCGAATCGTAGAAAACGAACTGGCCGACCTGGAAAAGCCGAACCTGCTTGTGCCGAAATGCGGCGATCGGCTCCTTCGGGGATTCGTCGGGCTCTGCTCCGTCTTCGCGGAGATCGGGAAACAGAGTCTTCATCTTCTGCTGGACTTCCGGCGACATTGCAGCCGGAGCGCCAAACAGATTGGCATTGAGAGTCTCGGCCAGCTGATCGCCAGGATTCTCGTTCTTGACTTCCACGACGTCGGTCGAGGCAGTCGAATCGGTGGGCTTGTCCGTGCTATTGGCGGTAGCGCCAGCCTGTTGCAAAAGGCTCATGACATGATTCCTTGTGTTGATGGATGAAATTAAAATGCCGGCTGACTCCGAAGGGGAAAGCCAGCCGGCACCCGTCATAACGTCTGCGATGAGGCAGCAGACGAAGACGTCGAATCAGACCGAAGCAGCAGCGGTCTGGATGTTGCGCATGATGCCGCAGAGAGGCGCGCCTTTGAGCTGGAATCCCAGTTCGTCGGCGATGTAGCCTTCGTCGGCGTCGACACCGTTGTTGGTGTTGTTATCGATCGTGAAATCCTGAGTCCAGGTGTCACGAAGCACGCGCTTGGAGACGAGGCCGGGATGCATGACGTAGAGTTCCTTCGACCAGGTCGGGTTCTCAGTCATCATCGGATGCGTCAGCAGAGTCAGGCTGTTCGTGATAAACGTCAGCTTGGTGACCTTGAAGCCGAATTCCGAATCCTCGACCGTGAGATCGTAGCGGGTGTCCTTGCGGACCATCTGCTGCACCAGATTCAGCACGAACGTGCTGGTGAATGCGATTCGCTCGTTCGGAAGACCCTTGGCATTCCGATTGAAGATGACTCGCATAAAGTCCTGGATGCCGGCCGTCGACATGGCGCCGCCAACTGCGTTGTAAGCTGCCGACTGAACCAGACCGCCGTAGTCTTCGATCTGAGCCAGAACGCCGTTGGACGTGCGCATTTCCTTCGAGTTGCGAGTCGTGACCGACCGGCGACCCCAGAGGAACGAACGTTCGATATCCTCGGCATGGTACTGAGCGCACTGCTGCTTGGAGTCGGCAAGCTTGCTGCCGGTCAAGTAGCTGATTGCCTTGACAGTCCCGGTGACAGACCAGCCGTTCTTGAAAATCTGCACGTAGTTGACGTACGATTCGCCGGCCTGCATGACAGGAGTGGGCTTGCCGCCGCCTTCTTCGAAAGCCGTGCCGATCAACTGGAGAGTCGCGTTGGCGGCGACAGCAGCAGCGGTCGTGCCTGCGAATCCACGGAGAACCGTCATCGAGGTGTTGGAAGCAATGCCGGTGATGAAGATCATTTCACCGGTCGACTCGACCAGGAGGATCGAATTCGGAGTCCAGATACCGGTATCGACGACGGTGAAGGTCGTGTCACCGATAAGCTGGCCGGCTGCGGAAACCGCACCATTGCCCGAGATGTGAGAATCTTCGATCCAGCTGTACGAAGTGTCGCTGACTCGCTCCTCCTTCATGCCGGCGGAGAGAGCGAGAAGCGGAGCCGTGCCGCCGAAGTCCATGCGCAGAATCCGGCTGGAGAGAGTCGGCTGTCGATCCCCCACGATGCTGGAATGCGAAGCAAATACGCCACGAATTGCCATTGTTGTGTTCCTTTCAAGAATCCAGGCCATCCATTTCATTCCAGACACGGATGGCCTAGACCCGTGTTGGAATCACGATTTTCCGAACATTGCATCCAAGGCATTTGCGCCCGTCTTCATGCCGGATTTGTTGTCACCACCGGAACGGTTGTTTCCGTTGGAATTGAAGCTCTGATTCGAGCCACCGCGCAACTGAGCAAGAGCCTTGCCGGTAGCTTTCGCAGCTTTCTCCGGCGTCATACCCTTACCAAGTGCGCTCTTGTAAACTTGGAGTCCAAGAGCTTTGTCGGCGCCCTTGAGTCCCAGGCTGTTGAACGACTTGTTCAGCTCGGCTTTCTTGTTGGTCGAAACCGACGCCGTTTGAATCTTCTTTTCCAGCTTCGGCACGATGATGCCGAGTGCGTGCTTCAGCACCTCAGGAATCACCGAGATGACTTCCTTGGCCAAGTTCTGATTCGTCGTGGTCAGCAACTTAGCGACCTGGGCCGAATCAGATGCGTCGAAGTCGGCCGGGATATCTTCCGGCTTGAGACCGATGCCGTTGATCTTGGAGTTCAGCAACTCGCCGAGAGTCTTGGTCGAATTCTGAATGCGGGCAGCTTCGTCCGGATCGTCATCATCCGAATCGTCGTCATTGCCGAAATCCAGTTCGCCGTCATCGTCGTCTTCGTCATTGCCCAGCAGATCGTCGACCAGGTTTTCCGATTCAAGATCGATCTCACCCGGTTTGCCGCCCTGATTGCCAGGCTGCTGTTGCTGATTCCCATTTTGATTGTTGTCGTCGGATCCTCCGCCGGTGCCACCATTGGAGTTATCGACCGGCGCGAAAATGGGCAAGAACGACCAAAACGAAATTTTGCCATTGTTCAGTTTCATGACTGCTTATTCCCTTCGTCAAGATTCAGGACTTCGTCGATTATACTAGGCAGCTGCTCCACGAGCTGAAACTGCATAGCGACTTTGAATGCATCCTCAGGAGTCTTCACTTGATGAAGCTCGCTGGAAATGCGTGATCGAAGATGATTGAGAATCTCATCCTCGATACCGATTTTCCGGAAGTCTTCCCAGACTTTCCGAAATTGTTCTTTTTTGCTCATGGCGATTCCTTGTTGCGTCCGGCG